GGTTTAGATATTACGGGTTTCAATGGTGCCGGAGAAGATATCGAAAAGTATCCGTACGTGAGAACAAGTGGGTTGCGGTTGAATATAGAGGTCAAGTATCACAACTTCCACCTTGACCGACAAATACATACAAATATGGGGGGTGACGATGTCTACGCTGTCGTGACAGTATCCCCCAAAATCGGTTGGTTCTCAAAAGGAGACGAAATATTGTATAGCCAAGAGGGTGGTGGTGCAGCATTTGACATAGACAACCCAATTAATCTGACAAGTGGACAACCAAATGGTATGTATTACGATTTTTACAGGTATGGTATATTATTTGATATACAACAAACTGGTTTAATCGGGGAAATAGATTCCCTTTTCATTCTCATGCAATTTACATCTGGTATTGTTCTATTGGGACTTGCGACTACACTCGTTGGCTTCATTGCTAAATTTGGTTTAGGTGAAAAGTCTGAATTATATAGGGGTGCAATGTTAGAGACGTTTGATGTCCAACGTGAAGCTGCGCGGTACGCTACACAGGCGTGTGTTGCTACCAAAAGTTTCAAAGACGCCGACACTGCTGGTTCGGGTGATTTAGATTTTGATGAGTTGAGATCTCTCATCAAAGAGTCTTTCTCTAAGAGTTATTTAGATGATGGCACCGATGACCACTTTAACGAAAAAGAAATTACTGCGATGGCATATTACCTCATGAGAGCAGCTGATGAAAACCTAGACGAAAGGATTTTAGAACAACGTGAGAAAACACCGGAAGAGTTGAAAAATTCAAAGCTATCATTACACGAATGGCAAGAATTGTCTACAACGGGTGTTTTCACTTTTAAAGATCTTAAAGCTACATCAAAAGAACAACTAGAGGCAGCTGGATGGAAGAAGAGTATTTTCAGACAGAGAAGTAATAAAAAACCGTGATCATTGATTCACCTGCATACGAGGTTGCGATTGTGAAGAAGAACTCCCAAGTGGGTTTACACCCAATACCTGTGAACCCAGATAGGCCGATCCAGCACCCTTGGTCGATTTTGTAAACATCCAAAGAGAACCCCATATCAATGTTATTATCATAGACACAATTACCAATCCAATGCCGATCCAAAAACCATTTACAACATTTACACCGTGATATTCGGGGTCGAGTGGGTTATACGACACCGAAATACTTTCACCGACGATAAATTTTTTACTACCCTTGTTATTCTTTTTACCGGTGAACAATTTCCCGTCAACTTTATATTCGTAATCGTAATCACATTCCCAACCTTCTTTATTCTTGTCATCTTTGTATTTTGAACAAAGTGCCTGGGTAACAGTGCCTGTAGTTTTTTTAGAAAATTCCGGTTTTCGGCGTATTAAATATACACCCGGTATGAGGAATAGTATCGCGACGATAAAAGCTTTTACGAAATTATAGAACGCTAGCCACTTACCTGCAGAGTTACCTACTGCAAGAACACCTTTAGCGAAGCTCATTTATATATAAAATTATTTTTATTTAAAACATCGTATATCCTTCCATCACTTCCTCTTGAGGGGGTGTAACTTCTTCTTCCTCCTCTTCCTCTTCTTCCTCTGTAGGTTCGGGTTTTGTACCTAATATGTCCCAGGTTTCCGTGGACATGACAGGGAATTTATATTTATCATCTTCTACAGATTTTGACAATCTTGCGAGCATAAACGCTACACAGATGGAAACGAGTGTAGAAATTAATACAATTCGGAGAATGGTTGGTTTGCGGAGATTCATATCTATAGTACCTACACAGAATTAAATATTTCCTATTTATATATGAAGGTAGTTCTCAAGAAAAGTCCTAACCCGAAAAAAAAATATAGAGTTACATTCGAAAACAATCGTCACGTCGATTTCGGAGGTAAGGGATATTCAGACTATACAATTCACGGAGATCCGTCACGTATGAAACGGTACCTCGCGCGTCATGGTCGTATGGGAGAGACATGGACTAAAAGTGGAATTAAAACGGCTGGCTTTTGGTCTAGATGGCTTTTGTGGAGTAAACCGTCAATGAGTGAAGCTAAAAAATTAATTTCAAAACGGTACGGTGTTATATTTGTTTAAAAGAATTGATCGGTCCTGTAGAGTTTCGCTGCGTATGTAGCAGCTTTACCAAGGACGTTTACATCTTCGTTACCGTACAACTCCTTACACCCCAAGTCATCCATACAGTCACGACCATCGTGTGTAATAGGTATCGAGTAAATCTGCTGTCCGGGTGTAGAAGTGTAGTAATGGTATTGATCCCGTCGCCCGCGTACTTCCTTTCCATACAACGGAAGTGTCTCGTCGTTTTCGCCTACCAATACACCCATCTGCTGAACGTGCCCCGGTTTATAGTCCTTTATAGGTGGGTCTCTAAATTCGGGTTGGCGTCTACGTACTGGTTCTCGTTGACGCATAGGTTGGCGGAATGGGACTTGGACAGGAACTCTCACGACTTCACGGGGTCGTGTCACGAGATATGTAATCACACCCACGAGAGCGATAATAATAATTAATCCCGTCGCGTTCGCGTTCTTACGTTTCATTTATATATCCTAGGAAAATATTTTGGGACGCGGAATAATCCCAAGTTTGAACTGTACCAATAACCATAGTGAAAATAATATCGATTTCACCATCTGATCAGATGTTTCGTTATCGATAGTAAATATAGGTCTCATCAATCGCCCAAAAAACGTATCCTTTTGCTCTTTACCAGTCAGTGTCGATTCCAGGATTGTAAGGGCACATGTATCATCATTGATCGCCCAATGAAAAAATATAAATGGTATTATCACCGAATACATCTTCAACAAATCAACATTACGTGTAAAGGGAACCACGAGTGATGTAATAAATAATATTGTATGAATAAGAAATATAATATTCATATCTTAATATGGACAAAGAAAAGAAAGTACGTTCAAAACAGAAGTTCGCGTGGTCTCCCCAGCAGGAACAGATACTGAAAACATGGGGGGAAGCGTCTGCGTGTTATCGGTATATGCATAATCACGCATTTTTGATTTATAAAAAACAAAACATGCATTTTTCACTGCCTGTAATTATTCTTTCTACAGTGACCGGTACTGCAAACTTTGCACAAAGTTCGCTACCCGCGAGTATAAGAGGGGCAGCACCGGCAATGATTGGTGGTTTGAATTTAATTGCAGGTATAATCGCGACAGTCATGCAATTCCTCAAAATAAGTGAGATGATGGAAGGAAATAGAGTCGCGTCACTCCAGTACGGTAAACTTTCCAGAACAATTCGCCTAGAGTTAACACTCCCATTAGAAGAACGGTCGTGTGATGGTTCTACTATGATAGATACATGTCGTGCTGAGTACGATAAACTTATAGAGCAATCCCCACCAATTCCATACTTTGTCATTCAAGCGTTTGAAAAACAGTTCCCTGATGATAGTGGAATTTTCAAACCAGAAATTATGCATATCCAACCTATTGATATGTTTATAAGTGAAGACGAGATGGGTAACGAATTAAAAAAGGACTTGAATGCAATCCGCAATGAAAGTGGTGGGTCTGAATTAAGTGGCGTTGTTATAAAATCTTAGAAAGACGACGCGTGAGATATGCAACCATTATGAATAGCATCAGATTAAAGATACCAATACAAATTAAATAAGGAAGAACCCTCTTTTTAACGGGTTCAAGTATCCTTGTCTGAATTGTATCACTCTCCAAAAAAATATCTAAAGCTTGATCAGTAAGTTCATCGGTCATGGACTCCTTCATTAAAATAATACCACAAAAAAAGTTGCGGCCACAAACGCTTCACCAAAATGAAATTAATTTACTGGAAAAATATATCGAAGAAGGTCATAATGTTTTCATATGTGGTCAAATTGGGTGTGGTAAATCTTTTATCGCTGAAAGTGTTTTAGATTCGGGTAATACGATCGAATTACACTCCGAGCTCTTTCAGAAACGAAGTTCATTCATGGATTTGATAGGTAATACATCAGCTAATATATTTATCGATGGATATGATGCGTCCATCCATGGACATAAACAGATTATAGATCGCGTTTCAGAAAATAAGGACCGGGTAACACGTGGGTCTGTCATAGTTACCTCTACATCTATACACCTGATACCAAATTTCAAATTGATAATCGTACCCCGAAGAACACCTGATGCAATATGTTCACTCGCATGTGATAATCCAAATGCCCGTTACGCTGCATCTGAGTGTAATGGGAATATCAGGAATTTCTTTGACTATTTAGATTTTTCGCATGTAAAGGACGTTTTCAAAACGTCTAAAGATGTTATCATAGACATTTTATCTCATAAAGGGGACTTCGATACGTCACAAACAGTTCACGAACATGGACACGTATGTGACGTTATATTCACGAATTATCTAGATTCGAAAAACTGTAATACGACTAATATAATTGAAGGATTATCACAGACGGATATATACGATACGCAAATGTACAAGGGTGACTGGAATTGTATGCCTTATTACGTCGCAGCGGGAATGGCTACCCCCAAATTGAACATGGGTGAACCAATGCATGTAGATAATATACAACCAGGTAGTATATGGACCAAATATGGTAATTTCAAAATGCGACAAAATAAACTCCGCGCCATACAATCTAGACATGCAACGAAAATAGGTCTCGGTGAATTGAGTTTAATTCGTCAATATGCTATAGCAGGAGATTTGAAACCTTTAATAGAATACAAACTTGAACCATTAGATTTCGACGTGATGAATCATCTTGCAGTCGGTAATAAACTGAAACCCACCGATGTTACAAAAGTTAAAAAGAAGCTACGAGTATTATTAAATGAGTGACACTTCAGATGAAACCGAGATCGAGGAACACGAGGTCGTACGTGTGAATGGGTGTGACATCTATTACTACGGCGACGTCGAGACGGAAAGCACACTGGAATTCCTAGACCAATTTAAAAAGCTCGAAGTGGACTTACTCAAAAAGGCAATTGAACTACCCGGTTATAGTCCTACTATCCGCGTGCATATACACAGTGATGGCGGTGACGTTTTTTCCGGTTTGAGTATGATGGATACACTGAAATCGTCACGTGTGAATGTCGTCACGATCGCAGAGGGTACGTGTTGTAGTGCCGCGACTTTTATATTGTTGGGTGGGAATGAGAGACTGATGGGAAAGCATTCATTCGTTCTCATTCATCAATTGTCATCCGGGTTCTTCGGTAAATATACCGAGTTGAGAGATGAAATGAAAACATGTAAAAAAATCATGTCGGTGATCAAGGGTTTATACGCTAGGGAAACAACAATCCCAAAGGAAAAGATGTCAGAGTTCATGAAGCGCGACATATACCTCGGATACGAAGAGTGTATCAACTACGGGATCGTTCATGGGCATTCTTAACTGTAACGTATCGCCTGTATAAAACCAAAACACCTATTATAATACACCCAATACTAAATGTGTTGAGATTCATTGGAATGTTCGTTATCGGAGGAGGCTTAAGTCGCTCCATCCTCTCATAATTTACAACAGGTATCATTCTACTAATATGAACACAATTTTTACCACCGATAAAAACGGCAAGAAGCGTTACATCGACATCCGTGTCGAGGAGCGTGATGGATGCTGGTGTATTGTCAAGGCATCCGGACAGGTTGAGGGGAAGGAGTCTATTTCCGTGACTGAAGTTCCGCTTGGGTATAAAAGCGCTACGAAACGTGCCAACACTGTATGGAAAAACCTGAATACAAGGGCGACTGCAATTCTCCCCATGCTCGCAAACAAATGGGAGGACCGGGAGAAATACATTTCCGAACCATTCTACGTACAACCCAAAATTGACGGTGTTCGTCTACTCGTATCAAACAAAGGGGGTATTTCGAGAACGGGTAAACTCGTTCCTGGAACTGAAAGCCTGGGCAAGGGATTGAAAGAAGGACAATACCTCGACGGGGAATGTTACGACCATACCCTGACATTCGAAGAAATCACGAGTCTTTTCAAAACAGATCCCATGAAACTGAAATTCTACGTGTTTGATTATTTTGATCTGAATAAACTGGACATGCCCTTTGAAGAACGTATGAAATTCGTGACAGTTGACACGAAACTCGTTCAAAAGAAGAGACAGATGCCACTTGCACACAAAAAGTACGTGCAACAGGGGTATGAAGGAACCATGATCCGCG